AAGATGGTCCAAAATATTGGAGGTTCAAACACAATTACAAGAAAGATGGTATTCTTGACAAGATTATTCCAATCTTTAGAAATAAAGGGGATATATCTGATATGGATGCAGGAAGAGACTTGATTATTGAGTTAGTTAAGTCAAAAAGTCCTAAAGGTAAGGAATATACAAGTGTTTCAACAATCATGTATGATGACCCAACACCATTATCAAAAGATGAAAATCTTGCAAAAAAATGGGCAAATGATGAATCAACATGGAGAGATGTTTATAGCAGAAAACCATTAGAATATCTTGAAGCAATTTCAAGAGGTGAATCCCCAAGATGGGATGAATCCCAAGGTAAATATGTGTATTTGAATACATCAAATTCTGAGGCATCCTTTGGTGGGGCAACAGTTGCAAAAAATGCAACAGTTCAGGAAACAAGTGTGGTTGTTGAGGATGACTACAATGATGATGAATTACCATTTTAATTAACCTAAAAGAGATTTTTTGCAAAAAGTACCATAAAACAATGCTTTGTGCAAAAAATCTCTCTTTTTAAATCAAAAAAACATATGGCAGGAATAAAGAAGAAGGCAGCAGCAACTAGTGTTGATGCTATCAAGGAGAAGTTTTCAACAAAAACAAAGTATAAACCAGAGGATTATTATTCATGTGGTGATGCTTTTTATAATGCTTGTGGTGTTCCTGGTCCAGTAATGGGGGGTATTAGTATGTTCTTGGGGCACTCTAATACAAGTAAGACAACAGCAATGATATTAGCAGCAGCAGACGCTCAAAAGAAAGGGCATTTACCTATCTTCATTATTACAGAAAAGAAGTGGAATTGGGCACATGCTGTTGAATTGGGTTTGAATGCTGAACTTAATGATGATAATGAGTGGGATGGTGATTTTATCTTTAATGATTCATTTGATTATATTGAACAAATGACTGAGTTTATTAATGAGATATTGGATGCACAAGAGAAGGGTGAATTACCATATTCTGTTTTATTCTTAATTGACAGTATTGGTTCAATACCTTGTAAGATGACTTATGATGGCAAGGGGGGTAAGATGCATAATGCAGCTGTTCTTGCTGATAAGGTTGGAATGGGGTTGCATTCAAGAATTTCAAAATCAAAGAAAGAGGAATATCCCTACCATAACACAATGGTTGTTATTAACCAACCTTGGGTAGAGTTACCAGATTCACCATTTGGACAACCAACAATCAAGGCAAAAGGTGGTGAGGCATTATGGTTGGCATCTTCATTAATATTCTTATTTGGAAATCAGAAGAGTGCAGGTATTAACCACATAACTGCAACAAAGAATGGCAGGACTGTTTCTTATGCAATTAGAACAAAGGTATCAATTTTAAAGAACCATGTAACTGGTATAGCATATAAAGATGGAAAGATATTGGCAGTTCCCCAAGGTTATTTACCTGATACAAAAGAATCCATTGAGAAATATAAAAAGGAATATTCTCAATATTGGAATGGTATTTTATCTGGAGATGGGGATATCACTTTTTCTGAAAAGGAAGAAGAGGATGCAATAATTTTTGAATAATATGAAGAAAACCCTACTAATAGATGGAAACAATTTATTTACAATTGGTTTTCATGGCGTTCGTGAATTTTATTCTGAAGGCAAACATATTGGTGGGGTTTTCCATTTTCTAAATACAATTAGATTATTTCTTGAGAAACATAATCATGATAAAGTTGTTGTATTTTGGGATGGGAATGATAACTCACTAATAAGAAAAAACATATATCCAAGGTACAAGGAAAACCGTAGGATTGCTTTGGATGATCATAAGTATGAATCTTATCTTTACCAAAGGGAGAGGGTTAAGGATTATCTTGAAGAAGTTTTTGTAAGACAATGTGTTGTGGAACAAAATGAGGCTGATGATTTGATTGCACATTATACCCACATTGCAAAGGATGAGAATATGATTATTTTTTCTGGGGATAAGGATTTAACGCAATTGATAACAGATAATGTTACATTATATTCTCCGGTTTCAAAAACATATTCCAAGAAAGGGGATTTAATTCATTTCAAAAACATTGATATTCCGCATAATAATGTTTATGTTTATAAAGTATTGATTGGTGATACATCTGACAACATTTATGGTATCACAAATTTTGGTGAGAAGAAGTTAAAAACATTTTTTCCTAATTTTGATAAGAGGGATTATACTTTGGATGAGGTATTGAATGAGGCAAAATCCTTGTTTGAACAGAACAAGAGCAAGACTTTGAGCAATTTAATATCTGGCATTAGCAAATCTGGTTTGGTTGGGGATGAGTTTTTTGAGAAAACAGGAAAGATAATTGATTTAAGAAATCCATTAATCACAGATGAAGGCAAAAAGATGGTTTATGAGATTTATAATGAAAGGTTAGACCCAACAGACAGAAGTTATAAGAACTTATTGAAATTAATGAGAGATGATGGGTTTTTCAAATTCTTACCAAAGAAAGATGATGCTTGGGTTGATTTTGTTAAGCCGTTTATGAAATTAAGTAGAAAAGAGAAAAAAATTTAACAACAAAAAAAAAGTATTATGAGACAGAGTGAAACAACAAAGGTGGAGTTTTTGCTAACATTGAACAGCAACATTATTGTTCAAAGATTTTTAAACATTAAGGGAATTAATCCTGATGCCAAAGATTCTTTTGAACTTTATGAGTTTGTCAAGTATTTTTCAGAGGATTTGGCACAATACCTAAAGATGAAATCAATTGGGTATCTTGTTGAGAACAAAGAGAGCATTTTGTATGACCCCTCAATTATGGAAACTTCATCAACAGATGAGCCAGAACTGTTCAACATTTATGTTAAAATTGGGGATCAGATTGTATCTCATAGGATTATTGATGGTAAACAATATCCACCAAAAGTTAGATATACTGTTGATATACGTCATTTCATTAAGGAATCATTAAAGGATTTGACAAACATCTTAATAAACCAAAACTTAACACATCAGTATTTAGAGAAAAATTTATTATCTAACCATTAATCTTTATTTTTATGTCAAAGAATTTTGATTACCTGGGTCAGACGTTCCAGTTGCAATTAATCAATCAGATTATATTAGATAAGGAATTTGCAAGAGCCATATTGGATTTTATTAAAATATCTTATTTTGAGAATAAGTATTTTAAGTTAATCATACAAATGATTAAGGAGTATCACAAGAAATATGATGCTGCCCCAAATTTTGAAACATTAAATATGATTGCCAAATCTGAAATATCACAAGAATTGGCATTAAAGATTGTCATTGATACTATTACAAAAGTAAGTTCAGCGCCACTTGATGGTGTTGAACTTGTTCAAGAAAAGGCACTTAAATTCTGCAAACAAGAGGAAGTTAAGATTGTTTTGGAAAAAGCACAGAAAGTTATTAATGAGGGTGATTTTGAATCTTATGATCAACTTGAAGAATTATTAAGATATGCCTTGCAAGTTGGGATTAAGGAAACAAATGGCTTTGAGGTTTTCAATGATTTGGTTGGTGTATTGGATGAGGATTATAGACACCCCATACCAATGGGTGTGAAGGGCATAGACGTTCTCTTAAAGGGGGGTTTAGCCAAGGGTGAGGTTGGTATTATATTTGCAGGCCCAGGTATTGGCAAATCAACTCTATTGACCTTGGTTGCAAATACTGCATTCAATAATAACTATAATGTTTTGCATATATTCTTTGAGGATAATCCCAAGATTATACAAAGAAAGCATTTGACTCTTTGGACTAAAATATCCCCAGATGAACTGCCTAATAACAAAGAAATAGTATTAGAAACTGTTAATAATATAAAAGAAACCCACACAAATAAATTAATTCTAAAAAAACTACCATCTGATACCTTAACAATGAATCAGATTAAGAATCAAATTAGGAAGGTTATTGCTGATGGTATTAAACTTGATTTGGTTGTTTTGGATTATATTGATTGTGTTGTACCTGATAGACAAGGAAATGATGAGTGGAAAAATGAGGGATCAGTTATACGCCATTTTGAGGCAATGTGTCACGAGTTAAATATTGCTGGATGGCTTGGTACGCAAGGAAATCGCTGTGTTTCATTAGATACTATTGTGGATATTGAGAATAAAGGATTGGTTCAAATAAAGGATGTTATAGTTGGGGATAATATTCTAACACATAAAGGATATAAAGCAATTAGTTATGTGTTTCCTATTGAGAAACAACCTGTTTATAAAATTAAGACAAAAAGTGGAAAGGAAATAAAAGTGTCAGCAAAACACAAATTTCCAACATTAGGTGGGGGTTTATTATCCATTGATAGTGGTTTGTCTGTTGGTGATACACTTTTTGTTAAAAACACTAATATAATTTTAGATGAAATTGAATCAATTGAATTGGTAGGTGAAGAGGATACAATTGACATTACTGTTGATGATACTCATATGTTTTATGCCAATGATATTTACACGCACAACTCATCTATATCTGCAAATGTGGTGACAAATGACCAGATGGGGGGTTCAATAAAGAAGGCACAAGTTGGACATGTTATTATTAGTATAGCAAAAAGTCTTCAGCAAAAGGAGATGAATTTGGCCACAGTTGCCATTACCAAATCAAGGATTGGAAAAGATGGTATAGTATTTGAGAATTGCAAGTTTGATAATGAAATGCTTGAAATTGATACCGATACAACGGCAACATTCC